CTCCATCTCCTCGTCATGAGGATCGACTGTGAACGCTACTGCATCTATAAGCGAAATTTTGTTATTATTAACAAAATATCCTAATAGCCCCATTAGTGAGGTCATTAACATCTCTTTTCCTTTCGGAGAAGAAGTTAATTGATCACCTTTGGTTCTTGCCAATAATCGTAAGATTAGTGGTATAGAAGTTATTAACCCTCGTTTAGAAGCCGAAAGAACTAAGTTCATTCGACCCATAACCGAGTCCTCTGCTATAAACTGTTTAAAGCTTAAACCAGAAACATCTTTACCATTAACCCCGGTACGTTTCGCAAATTCAATTGCAGAAACGCCTTCCGAGAATAATGACTTGGATGGATTAACTCCTACATTCAGTAGGTCCATTAATCGACAATATTCGAGATAAATTGCTTTATCAAAAATAACTAGATCATCTCCTAATATTTCATAATTAGAAAACCAACGTCGAGTTCCATAAACATGGAATGCGCAAGTTTGTAAAATGAAATGATGAGTGACAGCTAACATAGCCCACGAAGACAGACAACCCATAGGTTGACCTGTGTTATAGTGAACATAGTCAATGTCTTTAATGTATTTATTTTCTCTGACCATATAAGGTCTTAGAACTAATATTTCTTTCCACAAATTTCCAATCGGTAATCCAGACATAAAGTCTAAAATACCAACTTGTAAATCAATGGGAAGTCTATCAGTAGCCGATGAAAGATCAACAGAGTAACCACAGTTATTAACCTGGGCTTTCTCTAAAGCTCTCGCAAACGACGCATCTTGATCAAAGGTACCATCATTTGGTAATCCTTTTAAAAATGCAAATAATTCGTCATGCAAAGGTTTAAATAAACTTTGAGTCCAAATATCGCAAATAGCGAAAATTCGGAGTTTACCTGCTGCTTCCTCCTTGAATGAAAGTTTTCCAAGAGCAATATCATCAAATGATATTTTCGAGGATCTTTTAATCCAATCTGTGCCATGATTAACAATCATGTCATAGGAAAAATTAATAGAATGGTCAAGCATTTCGATAATAACCGATTTTGTAAGTTTACAATAACTCACAAAAGGATTATATATTTCGGGATACTTAGCCATAGCTATTGCGTCTGTGATAACCTGAGTAGCAGCGACTGGACCATTCGGACCAGCGCTAAGACTTTTATGGATATCATTAGAGGCTAAATTTTTCGAGATAAAAGAAGGAATAACCTTCTCTTTCACATTAAAATTATATACATCTTTGGACACCGTGATGATTCTTTTGATAATGTCGTGATCACCATTATACTTATCGGTAATGGTATTCAATTTAGGACTTAACGGACCCGAAAGGATCCGATAAATCGATAAAATTGATAACCAAAGCCGAATAGTACCTGGATGACCCTCACGGATCATCTTACGATCCATTGTACCTATAAAACTAGGTAACCCGTTAATTAAACGAGGCAATGGAAGGTTAGGTTCGACATCTCTAAGAGACTCACATGGACAAGACGAAAGTTTTCTTTGCACAGTCATGTGGCAGGCTTTTAACCATTTAATGGTAAAAGCAGCCCCATGGTTTTTAAAATTTTTAAAAACCAAACTAAGGAATTTATCAAATCTTCTAAGTCTAGGTGAAACTTTAGTTTTTCCAGTAGCGAGTGAAATAATTTTCCACACGTAACTAGACAAAACTTTCCGTAAGGATCGCTCCTCACGTAACGAAAACAAAGTTACAATATTACTACTTATACGTTGTCTTGCAGCAAAACGGCTTTTGAAGTTTAATAATTTCATCAGTTGTTTTAAAGTAAGTCTAATATAAATAGGATTACAACTTTTTACGCTGTTCCCCGAAAGGGACGTCAGTTTAAGAAGGTGTCACCCTCGAGATAGATCTTGAATTAGATTCGTAATCTGACTCTCAAAGTGTTGTATTTTCAACAACTTCCATATAGAAGTCTGGATTAAGCAAAACATTATTATATGGTTAATAACGTTTGCCGGATAGGGATATCCGCC